GAGGAAGAAATGGCAAAGATCGGTCTGATCCAAGGGTTCCGCAACATCGAGGTCGGCGAGGCGCAGACCCTGCTCATCAAGAAGGTCTCCTACGAGGAGCGGTTCATGAAGTGCAAGATCACGTTCGCGGACGACGACGGCCGCACCCTCACCGAGACGTTCACGTTCATGGGCAAGAAGAAGGGCGAGGTCAACGAGGTCGCGCTGGGCATCTTCTCGACCATCGCGAAGTGCGCGACGCACGACTTCTCAGACCGCGAGATCGACCCCACGGAGATCGAGGGGCTGCACATCGTGGCAGACGTGTACGAGCAGGTTGCGCGCAACGAGGCGGGCGAGGAGACCGGCCGCTACCGCCATCTTCGCAACTACAAGGAAGCGGACGAGGAGCCCGAGGCCGACGGCTGGGACGACGAGGACGACGACCTCGCCGGCCTCTTCGACTAGGCCATGCGCGAGTCCGAGCTTCAGCGCCGCTGCCTCGGCTGGGTCGCGCGCGAGCGCCGGGGAAGCCTCATCGCCGTGAACGTACACGGCGGGGGCTGGACGTCCAAGGGCTTCCCCGACCTGCTCCTCATAGGCGGCGGCCACGTCGTGGCGGTGGAGCTGAAGGCGGGCAGCGGCTACGCCGTGCAGCCGGATCAGCAGGTGTGGCGCAACAGGTTCATCGGCACGGGCACCCCGCATTACGTGGCGGGAAGCCTGGACGAGTTCAAGGAGATCGTGAGAAAGGAGTTCGGAGATGTTGGAGCTTAAGAAGGATTACGAGGGCAAGAGCCTCGCGTACAAGCTCGCCACCGGCGAGAACGAGTGGTGCCTCTCCGCGATGCCGTCGTCGGTGGCGGCCGAGATCGTAAGGCGCGCCGACTCCGTCGAGCAGGGCGGCGAGGACGGCTTCGGGCTCGTCGTGAAAAGCGGCGCGCAGGTCATGCTCATGCCGGCCGAGGCGTTCGCCGACGGCGCTGCTGCGAAGGCGGTCGGCACCCGCAGGCCGAGCGGCAGGTAGGCCATGCCGACGCTGATGGAGGCCATGCCCTCGGCGCTGCGGCCGCTGCAGCGGTGGGTGTGCGCGAGCGCCGGCTCCAAGCGGCCCATGCGCTGCTGGGAGCCGGCGGCGGCGTCGGTCAGCCGGCCCGGCGACTGGGGCGACTTCGACGAGGCCCGAGAGGCCGTCGAGGCCGGCATCTACGAATGGGCCGGATTCGTGTTCGCCGACGACGGGATCGTCGGGATCGACATCGACGGCGACGCCGCGTTCGGCGAGGACGGCCTGCCATCCGACGACGCGCTCGAGGCGATACGGGCCTGCGCGAGCTACGCGGAGGTCTCCAAGAGCGGCAGGGGTTTCCACATCCTGTGCAGGGGCTCGCTGCCGTTCAAGGGCCGCGCGAACGGGCGGGGGTGGGAGATCTACCGCGACGGGCGCTACTTCCTCCTCACGGGCCGCACGGTGGCCTACACGGAGGTCGCGGACGCCCAGGCGGGAATAGACCTCGTGCTCGATCGCCACTTCGCGGACGCCCCGCTGCGGGGCGACGGCGGCGGGCGGCGCGAGAGGATCTGGCGGCCGTCGTGGTCGGTCGACCCGGCCACCGGGCGCGCCGAGGCCTCGTGGCCCCCCGTGTGGGCGGGCGGCAGGCACCTGGCGCTCGTGAGCTATTGCGGCTCGCTGCACAGCGCGGGGGCCGCGCCCGAGACGGTGCTGGCCTGCGCCCTCGCGGCGAACGAGAGGTGGATGAGGCCGCCGCTCGACGCCGGAGAGGTCGCGCAGGTCGCGGCAAGCGTGACGAGATACAGGAGGTGATCCGTGGAAAACGATGCGAGGGAGCTGCTCGAGCCGTTCGACGGGCACGTGACGATGACCCGCAACGGCACCGAGCTGAGCAGGCTGTCGGAGCGGCTCGTGACGACGTTCGTCCGCTACGGCGCGGCGGTCGCGCGGGTCAAGCACGAGATGACGGATTACGACCTCGAGACGCTCTACGCGGGCGTCAGGAGGGTTTGCAAGAAGACGGCGTACCGCGACGGCGTCGCGGTGCACAAGCAAAACGGGAAGATCATCCTCATAAGGAAGAAGGGAAGGCAGCAATGACAGACTACAGGGACGCGACGCAGGCCAAGGACTTCGAGGCGGCTCTCTACGCGCTCCTCGACGGGATCGTGCCCGAGCCCGAGCGCCGGGCGGTCAAGGACTTCATCCTCCGCCTGGGCGACTCGTGGCCGATGCCCGAGAGCGTGCTGTTCAACGGCCCGGTGACGGTCGTGTTCTGGCGCGACGGGCGCAAGACCGTCGTCAAGTGCCGCGAGTGCGACGACGGGCCGTGCGTGTACGACAGGGACTGGGAGGGGCTGCTCCCCATGGAGAAGCTGGCCCGGGCCACGCGCTGCAAGGTCAGGTTCGACACCGACAAGGCCGTCATGGCCGCGATGCTCAAGCGCCTGCTCCCTGGCTACCAGGACGTGCTTCGCGCCGCGAGGGAGGCGACGGGCGATGAGTAGCGGGTACTGCTGGAACTTCCCCTCCCCGCGCCGCCGCGCCGGCGTCGACGGCGTCACGCGCGGCGGGATGGCCGACGGGGTCGCCGACGCGGCCGCGCGGGCGGTCGGGGCCGCGAGGGACGGCGCTCACCTCGACTACATCATGTCGCTGCTCTCGTGCGTGCAGGCGTGCGAGGCCGCGCTGAGGGAGTTCTCCGACGACTCCGTCGGCACCGCGCACAGGCGCGTCGTCGAGAAGGGGATAGCCTCGGGGCTCTACGACTGCGTCGCGGAGCGCGGGGGCGCGGACGCCGTCGACCATCCGTCGCACTACCTGCGCGGCGATGTCGAGGCCATAGAGGTCATCGAGGACGCCTACAACCTCGGCAACGTGCTGAAGTACGCCCTGCGCGCCGGCTCGAAGGGCCCCGCGCACGAGGACATCGCCAAGGCAAACAACTACGCCCACAGGGCGCTGACAGGAGAGTGGAGGTGGGAGCATTGACGGATTCGATGGTGGCGGTGCTCGCGAGCGTCATATGGATGGCGCTCGGCGCGGCGATCGCCGTGACGGCGCTCGGGCTCGTGAGGGGCGGCGCGCCGGGCGACGAGCCCTGGCTCGCCCCGCACGCGCGCCTGCTCGGCATGCCGTGCTGGCTGCCGGTGGGCGGCAGGTACGAGAAGCATAGGGTGGTGGCGGTGAGCCACAAGGGCTCGGTGTGCGTGCGCGCCTGGGACGACGACAGCGGCCGCCACGCGTTCTGGATCGACAAGCGGAAGGTGAAGGCGGGGGCCGTCGTGTTCGGCGAGTTCCCCGAGAAGGGATGGGTGGAATCATGAGCGCGAAGGCGATGTGCGCCGCGTGCGGCGAGCGCGAGGCGGCCGGCTTCCGGGAGGGAAGGCCCTACTGCCTGCAGTGCCTCGGAGGCAGGCTGTTCGGCGAGGACGAGTTGGTTTGCAAGTGCGGGACGGTATACATCTCCGGGCCGATGACGGGGCATCCCGACCTCAACAGGCCGGCCTTCGACGCCGCCGAGAGGCTGCTGCGCGGGCTCGGCTGCACGGGCGTGTTCAACCCGGCCGCGCAGGATCGGCCCGACGGCATGCCCCGCGAGAGGCACATGCTGCTCGACCTGCACGAGCTCACCAGCGGGCGCTACTCGCTGCTGCTCCAGCTCCCCGGCTCCTACAAGTCGGAGGGCGCGAAGGCGGAGGCCGAGGTCGCGAAGGCCTGCGGCATCGCGATAGCGAGGCTGTCATGATCGCGGCGAAATCTTACTTCTCCGGCTGCGGCGGCATGGATCTGGGCATGATGGACGCCGGCATCGAGATCGTCGAGAGCTACGAGATAGACGCCGCGTGCTGCAAGGTTCTGTCGCAGCTCGGCCACCGCGTGAACGAGTGCGACGTGACCGGCGTCACGGTTCTCGACCAGCCGGATGCCGACGTGTTCATCGGCACGTTCCCCTGCACGCGGTACTCGACGGCGGCGGACATCCACGGCACGAGGACGGGCGACGACCTGTTCCTGCACTTCTTCAGGCACGTGGCGCTCGCGCGGCCCGAGGTGTACGTGGTGGAGAACGTGCCCGGCATGCGGAAGTTCCGCGTGGTCATGGAGGCGCTCACGAGGCTGCCGGAATACTACGTGCGGGTCGAGTGCCCGGTCAACGCGAGCCGCTGGCTGCCGCAGAACAGGGAGCGCCTCATCCTCATAGGGTCGAGGCGGCCCATGGAGGTCGAGGAGGAGCGCGGCGCTCCCATGAGGCTGCGCGACATACTCGAGGACGACCCCGACGTGAGGATCCCCGCGTACGTGCAGCGCAGGATCGAGGGGCGCTACCGCGACCTGCCCAACATCAAGGGCCCGGACGGCATCGCGCCGTGCTGCGTGGCGCACTACGGCAAGGACAGGTCGACCGCGCTCGTCGACGACGGCAGGCGCGTGAGGCCGTTCTCGGTGCGCGAGTACGCGCGCCTGCAGGGCTTCCCCGACTGGTTCAGGTTCGACTGCTCGGAGACCGCCGCGTACCGCATGATCGGCAACGCCGTCCCGGTGCCCATGGCGCGATGGGTCGGCCGGCAGGTCGCCCGCTACTTCGAGGGGAGGGCGTCGTGAGCGCGGAGATGGAGTACGCCCTGTACCGTGGCGACGAGTTCGTCGCGGTGGGCACGGCGCGCGAGCTTGCGCGCAAGAGGGGCGTCAAGCCCTCGACCATAAGGTTCATGGCGAGCCCCGCATACCGCCGGCGCGACTCCGGCAGGGGCGCGAGGGTCGTCGCGTACAGATTGGAGGACGACAGATGATCATCGAGATCGGCAGGTTCAGGATCTCCCCGCACGAGTCGGGCCTGTGCTGGCAGCTCCACGAGTTCAAGAAGGTGAGGCACAACGACGGCACCGCGACCTGCGAATGGGTCTCCATGGGCCGCTACCCCTCGTCGCTCGACGGCGCGCTGCGCCAGGTCTCCGAGATGAAACTCAGGGAGAGCGACGCAGACAAGCTGCACGAGGTGCTCGACAGGCTCGACCTGCTCGCGGAGGCGATCCGCGACGCGGCGGCGAGGATCGAGGCGTCGCGATGAACGTCTGCCTCGTCGACATCGACTCGAAGATGCCGAACCTTGCCCTCATGCGCGCAAGCGCGTGGCACAAGGAGCGGGGAGACTCGGTGAAGCTGGGTTACACCCCCCTGCTGGACGACCCCGACCTCTGCTATGCGTCGAAGATGTTCGACTTCACGCCCGAGCCCGAGTACCTGCCGGTATGCGAGACTCTCAAAGGCGGGCCGGGCTACTCGCTGGAAGCGAGGATGCCGTTCGACGACTACGACCGCATAATGCCCGACTACTCGCTCTACGGGTGCGAATACGCGATCGGGAGGTTCTCGCGAGGATGCCCGAACAGATGCCCGTGGTGCGTGGTGCCGAAGATGGACGGCGACGTGGTTCGCAAGGTCGCCGACCTAGAGGACTTCTGGGACGGGCAGGGCGTCGTGAGGCTCTTGGATGACAACCTCATGGTCGACGACGATCTGTTCTGCGATGCCTGCGGTCAATTGGAGAAGGCGGGGGTCGATACGGTGTTCGAGGCGTTGGACATACGCCTGGTCACAGACCGCACCGCACAGGCCCTCGCAGGCGTGAAGGCGACCAAGCGGCTTCACTTCGCATGGGACTCGCACGCCCAGGACGATGCGGTGCCGAGGGGCATAGAGACACTCGGAAGGCACGGCATCAGGCCGTGGAGGCTCACGTTCTACGTGCTTGTCGGCTTCGACTCCGAGCCTGACTACGACCTGCACAGGATCAGGACGATACATCACATGGGAGCGAACCCGTTCGTGATGCCGTTCGACAAATCAGACCCGTACCAGCGGCACCTCGCCCGCTGGTGCAACGGCTTCGTGTTCAAGGTCACTGCTTTCGACGACTACGAGCCGTGGGTGAAGGAAAGGAAGCAAATGCAATGACCGAAACATCCGAGCACAGCCTGGATGAGGAAGCGGGGGCCGAGGAATGAGTTCTGTCTACGAGAACCAGACCGCCGGCTATGTCTGCGACGCGTGCGGCATCGAGTTGGACGCCGACCAAAGATGGAGAGGCTTCGTCACGGCCTACAGGCGAGACGACGTCGCTGCCGAATGGTCTCCGCACGGCGACTATTGCCAGCATTGCGGCGACAAGCTCCTCGACTCGCTTTTAACCCCGATTGTCAGACTCGAAAGGTACTGCATGCTGTCGGACGGCGACAAACGCAAAATCGAGGTCAATCTGATTAAGGAGGCAAGCAATGGGTGAAATTTTCGAGCCCGGCGAGCTGTTCGTATACACGAGCGGCGACAGATGGGAGCTGGGCACGGTCAGGTCGAAGGCTCGCGACGACGCCTACTTCTGCCTGTACGGCACGGGCGACACGGCGGCCTGCACGCCCGCGAGGTGCATGCACAAGCTGGCCAACGCCGGCTGGACGCGCATCGAGGGCGAGATCCGCGAGCTGGCCGCGAAAAACGACGAGTACATGGATATCAACGGCAGGCAGGGCTCCATGCTCTTGGAGATGGGCAGGCGCGTCTCCGCGCTCGAGTCGCTGGCGCGCGACCTCTGGGAATGCAGCCTGCATCTGTCGTGCCGCGAATGCGCGCACTACAACGCCGGCAACGGCTGCGCATCGAACTTCCCCGGGCGCATGAAGGCACTGGGGCTCTTCGACGGTTCCCCGGCGCGAGGCCCCGAACCGCAGGCCTGCGAGGAAGGGTCGAGGTGACGCGAATGGACGCCATGAACAGGATAAAGCATCCGGCCAAGTCCGAGGCGGCGGGGTTCGCAAACACCTTGCTGGCCGAGAACGACGTGCTGAAGAAAAGGGTCGGCGAACTCGAGTCGCTCTTGAGGGATCTGCACCTTTACTGCTTCGGCGGGGGCTGCGGCGAGTGCCC